ATTGTATTAATTCTTTTTCAGCACCGGACAATGTATCATTTACATCGATCTTAAAATTGTCCTTTAATGATTGAAGGCTTTTGAAAGCGTTTTCACGTTCCTCTAGGCTTTTAGTAGTATCTCTAATTATTGATTCAAATTTGGTAAATTGGGTTTCGAAAATCTTATTATTAAATCCCATGGATAATTTAGCATCAGCTAAAGAATCTCGTAAGGCTGATAATTCTTTCAGATTGGAAATTGTATTTAATACACCATTATTGAAAGCTTCGAAGCTTCCAGACGATAATGATTGAAAGAATATATCAACGGTTCCTTTACAAGCATTTAAAGTGTTATCAAACTCGTCACTTGTTGTCTGTGTAGAGCGGATAATTTTCATAAAAGATTCACTAGCACTTACAGCCAAACCAATACCACCCGCAACTTTTACAAAGCTAGAACCTACGGATTTCGCTATATTACTAATATCCCCTTGAAAACGGTTTACACTCCCTTTTGACTTCTCCAAATTCGCGTCGAAGTCATTCGTTTTAAGCAATAATCGTGTTATTATATCAGACATCTTTATTCGTGTTTAATTGTGATTCTACTTCTTTTGCCTTAGCTCGTAATCGTTGCATCTCTTCGTCCGTTACGCTCGTATCTTTCTTTTCTTCTTCGTCCCACGGGAACCGGAGTATATCGGTTTGCTTTAGCGTTCTTGTGCTATTAGATTGCGCTATAATGAAACCTAGCAATCTAGTTTGTTCCCACGCTTCCCGATTGCGTCGATTCAATCCGTCTATAAACGATTCAACCTCGATAAAGTCCATTTTATCGAGGAAGTAATCGGGAGCGATCCCGCCCTCACCGACAACACGCGAATAGAGTTCGCGAATACTTACTGCTTTCGTTTCCGTGTCGTCACCTTCTTTTTTTTTACGTCATTTCCCGCCGATTGCGAACGTAGTTTGATTTCATCCAAAATAAACTCTTTGAATTGTTCGAATAGAGTCAAATCATTTTCGCACAATTCTATAAACTCGTCAAATTCCATATTAAACGAATCCTTATTACTAGCAATCAGGAACGAATAAAACAAAATGTATTCATCTAATAATTTCCCGAACTGAAACGGATAGCCGGATATAGATTCGAACACAAAGAACGCACGAAGCGTATATTTCAAAGAGAAATCTTTTCCGTTAAGTGATATTGTTTTCATTGAATAAGTCGTTTAGAGGGCGGCAAAACACCGCCCGTAAGTTATTTACTAGCTGCTTCCTTTGCAAGCGGTCCGGTTCCTTCGAAACTGATTGATAGTGTTGCTTTGTCTCCATCCGGCGCATTTGCTTCTAGCGAAGTGATAACCGCACTACCTGTATATGCACCTTCCGCTAGCGTCCATCCGGCGGCGGGCATTTCGTTTACGTCAGGATTGCCAACAACGCCAAATTTCAAAACAACAGGTTTATGCGCCAAGAACAAAGCGAATAGTTTATCGTAGCTATTCGCATCTGCATCCGCGCTAAATACGTTTTCACTGGAAGCGTTCCAAGAAAGTTTTTTAATGTCCTTTTCCGTCCAGATACCCGAATCTTTACTTTGTGTGTCGATTGTTTCAGCCGAAAGCCCCAATTTGCAAGATGTGGCAAGTGCGATAGCTTTACCGTCGATGAATAACATTAGGTCTTTTCCTAACACTGATTTTGCTTTACTCATAATTTTATCGTGTTTTAGTTAATTATTCAGTTTTAAATGAGAATACGAGGCTTTGAATAAAAGTATCTTCTATAAAATCCTCATTCGCGCTAATTAGTTTAGAATCGATCACATCGAAGTTATCATAACTTCCTCGTTTGTTTTCGAGTGATTTACGTACCTCTTCCGCGATTGTAACAGAGTTCAAATAGTTATCACTGACGACAACGATCTCAACCGAAACTGTGTCACCCGTGCCGTACCTATCTTTCGTATATTCCGGCGTTAAGGAGTTGCGTTTGTAGATCACAAACGGAAAAGATGTTTCCGTTTTGGTCGAGATAGCATATATTTTATCAGAAACCAATTTTGCCAACTCTGTAGAGTCGCTTAATCTCTTATATACGTGTGCGCCTATTGATAAACTCATTTCTTTTTATTTGCTACTTTCATTATAGAATCAATTATATTTTTCTCTAGTGAGTTCTCTGCTTCTTTCTGCTTCGATTTGACCGCATTAGAAAAGAAATGAGAAGCATTTATAATACCTCTGTAAGCTGCTTTTTTGGTAACGCGTTTTTTATTAGTCCAGAAACTTCTAGTACTAGATTCTTTCGTAAATCGTTCTTTTGTTCCTGATTCGAACCATTTCAGCATATAGGCGCGTGATCCCTTTTTGCGTCGGTCGATCAGGTCGACCCGTGCGCCGGAAGCATTGCGATAAACTGCTACGTTTATTTCGTTCTTTAGCGGTTTGAACGATACGCCATTCTTAGAGCTACTAAATTCCGCATCATTAACAGCAGAAACTAGATTTTCCTGTGCCTGTTTACGAATGATAAGAATCGACTTTCTAAGAGCGGAGGAAATAGCCTTCTTTGCTTCTTTATCGTTCAACCGTTTAAGTAGTTCGTTTACTCGCGTTGCATCCACTTCGACACGATACAAGTTGCGCCCGGTGTAATTGTCGTTACTCATTGATTACCTCCGCTTCTATAACCGTTGCTTGTTGCTTCCGGTCGTGGTTAATAGATAGAATCTTGTATTTCTGCCCGTCGTACTCGATTCGCATTTTAGCGTTGATCTCTTTGCAGATGCGAATCATTATCGTGTTAACGGTCGTATTATATATCTCGCCGTTCGCTTCTTTACGTGCACCCGACTTAAAGCGAATGTATGCGCGTTTATCGAATACTTTCACCCAACTTTCAGACGTGCCGCCCAGATTATCGCGCTTTGACTCGCTACGATAAAAAGCGATCATTTCGTTTAATAATGCTGCTTGCATTACGTATATCGTTTTAAAGGTTGCAGTAATAGTTCTATGTGCCCCGGAATAACTTGCGGAGTGGCAAATGTTACCGATTCACGGTTTGCGTAGTAATTCGCTATAAGGATGCGGATCGCGTGCCAGATACGCCGATCTATTTTTGCGTCCTTAACGTAGGTATCTAGCGGATTATTTAGATACGATTCGATAAGAAGTTGAACGGGGTCGATAAGCCCGGTTATATACGCGTCGTCCGTGTCGAAGTCAACGTTTAAATGCTGTTTGAGTTCTTCAAGTGTTACGTATTGTGCCATATTGTATAAATTAGAAAGGGCTAGAGCCGAAGCCCCAGCCCTTTAGTGAATGATAGGTTATAGGATTAAGCAGAAGCTTTCTTCTTTGCGATGGCAAAGGCTTCCGGACGAGCTACAACAATATCATAATCAGTATTCAACACAAAGTTTACGATATTACTTTTCGCTCCGGTGTACGGGTCTATAACTAAATCCATATCGCCGAACTGACCGATAGCAGCGTTGGAGAATACACCGAATCCGATAGAATCGGCGTCCATGTAGTTAGTAACAAGAACCGGATAACCGTTCACCATACCATTTTGGCAGATCATTTCGGCAGCTCCCGCCGCTTTGGGAGTGGATTTCAAGGCACCATACACCTTTGGAGTGCAAACATAGGCAGCTGTACCGTCGGTTACATCTACGCCCGCATCCATTACGGTAGATTCAAGCGAAACAATATCCGCAAATGTCAACGCGTTTGTATATTCAACATCTGGTTTTGTCTTTACAAACACCCCGTTTCTTGCGCCAGACAATGCAGTTCCCGAAAACATCCATTTATTCAAAGTGCGAGCGACACCAAGCGAAATTTGCTTCAAAACAACGTCCTGCAAAGAGTAGTTCGTTTGGTTGATCGCACGCTTAGACACCGGGATAGAAATAGATACACGTTTGGGTGAAGCCTTGATTTTGTCGATATTCAATTCGGTATCAGTAACCGCAACGTTTTCACCCTGAATTGTTGCTTCAACAGCCGCCAATGTTGGGAAAACAAGGTCACCTACAAGCCCGCTTTGCATCTTGATACCTAGTTTATCAATAATCAAGCCTTTTTCTAACGGTTCAATGATTTCACCGATTGTAACAGGAACCATGCTAGCCGCATCGGTTGTATCTGTAACAGTCACCGCACGTTCTACAACTTTAATCCCCCCTTCCGATACTACTCCGTTGTATTCTTCCAAAGAGCGATGATTAACGACGTCAAAAACAGCCTGTGAAAACAACACGCGACGGTCTGACACCAAACCCGCGTTAATATCTTCAAGCGCACGGCGTTCTACCTTCATTTCTAAAAGCTCTTTCTTTGTTTTCAACTGCTCGAACTGCTCTTTCTCGCTTGCGTCGAGTGCTCTTTTTTCCGCTTCTGCTTTATCCAACATAGCGCGCATCTGCTCTTTGTATTGAGCAATAGTTTCAAATTCTTTTCTCATGTTTTAAATTGATTTGCGTAAATTATTAAGTTCATTTAAATAGTCTTTATTCTCGCCGGACAATTCCGCTATCGTATCGTCCATACTCCGCACCGTTACGTCTGTACCATAAAAAGCAGGATCAACAACGGGAGATATATCGGAAATCCGATCAATCATGTGTACAGTACGAAGCAACAATCCGTCTTTCATTGAATAGGAAACTTTTGTTTTATCCTTTTCATTTAAAGCATACGCAAAAGACGAACCGAAAATGTCACCGCGTTTAATCATTTCTACGGCGAAATCTCCATCGGGAGTACTAGGAGCCTCAAACCTGTATTTTAGTCCGTAGTCGTCAAGTTCAAGCGACAAAGTACCTGCACCGCGATTAGATCGAGCCAACAATCTCTGTTTGTTATGATCTAACAGAGCTTTAACATCACAACTACTCAATAACTCTTCCGTTATAGCTCCCTTTTCGATCACCTCAACAAAAGCGCGTTGTTTTTCCCTGTCGTACAATACACGGCTTTCTTGTCCGAATACAACCGCATAACCTTCGATTATTCTTCCATCTCCAACTTTAGGAGCACCTAACTCTGTATAACTTCGTATTTCCATATTTTGCAAATATCATTTTACTATATGTTTGTTTCCTCATTCTTTGGTAGCTCTACTTTTTGACTAGCCGCCTCGATTGGTTGAACGTTGCAAGAAATAAATACTTTATCGCCCCCTTCAACGGGTGGCTTTCCTAATGCTCTACGGGTATCATTCGGAGAATGAGCGCCCATTTCTTCCAGAGCCTTGTAATAACTCGCTTGCGTCGTTAAATCGGTTTGATACAAGCATGATAAATCAAATGAAATACTATATAAATTAGCGACTGAATTAGGAATCAGTTTATAATTAAATTCTGCCTCGATTTGTTTCAATATCGGTTGCAGCGTATCAGTCAAGAAAGAAACATTGCTCATTTCAGAAGCCTTGTAATTAGTAGATTGTCCGGCAAATACCTTATCTGGGTGAACCCCGTAAAATCTACATATATCAAGAATACTGAATTTCTTTGTTTCCAATAACTGCGCATCAACCGGATTTATAGAAAGTTGATGAAATCCAACATCGCCGGGAACTGAAATAATGTCTCTTCCTGTGTTTAGTTGTTCCTCTATACGATCCCCAACCGTAGAAAGTTGAATATCCGTCATACCTGCACCGGGCAACCCTTTATTTATCTCTTTTGCACCGGAAACAAGCCCCTTTATTTTACTTCCATTCTGAAAAGTTCGTA